TCTTCTCTCTGTCGATCGTTCCGACGTCCCTAGTTCCCTTCGCGATCCCGTCTCCCTCTCTCTTTGTCGCTCCGCCGGCCATCGTCCCGACTCAGCTCGTCCCACTGACGTCATCCGTCTTTGACCTGGGCCTCGTCCCCTCGTCATTCTCTCCAGCGACATCGTTCGGAGCGTCGATGGGGATCGCGGGCGGAGGGATGACTCCCAACCAGTTCTCAGACGATGATCTCGGGATCGTCTCTCCATCATTCACGGTACCGACGATCTTCTCTCCTGACCTGGCCATCTATGTCCCAGCGTTTGTCCCATTCTCTCTCTCAGGTTCGTCGATGGGTCTCGTCGGATCGGGACTCATCCCCAACTCCCTCTCTTCCGACGATCTCGGACTGATCCCTGTCCCGTTCCTGGCAAGCTCCATCTCACTCCATGATCTCGCGATCGTTCCGACATTCCTCGTCTCTCCGACGATCCCTGCTCCTGACGCGGAGCCCAAGATCACTCCCTCTGCGTTGGTCCCATCGATCTTGCCACCGTCGGCCTTCACCATCGTGCCTGCCTTCATGGTGGGTGCCCTCATTCCGGCGCCGTCGATCGATCAGAGTCCCATCCTTCCGCCCGGCGTCCAGGCCATGCCGGCGAATCCGAATCCGTTCAGGGGGCCCATCTTCATGCCATACGATCCAATCACGATCCAGACCATCGACACGGCGATCCGAGACTGGTTCGATCAGACCGTCGATGTGCATGTCAAGAGTCCGACCAGCGATCGACACAAGGTCCCCGTGATCTTCTCATCGGGAGAGAGGTTCGCCACCTCTCGTAAAGAGGGCATCAGGGATCGTAACGGTGTGCTCATCCTGCCGCTGATCTCGATCAGACGCTCAGGGATCATCCCTGATCCGAGCATGCAGGCGCTGGGGACTGAGACCCCGACCCTGACCATCTCCAAGCGCATATCTCCGAAGTCCAGCTTCCTGAAGAACAACGCGGCGCGCCGCGCTGGTTCGGTCGGCATCCCGGCTCCCGGCTCACTCTTCGAGGTGGCGACGATCCCATTCCCTGACCGATCCATCATGAACTATGAGCTGATGGTCTGGACGCAGTATATCACCCAGATGAATGAGATCTTGGAGAAGATCTTCAACCAGCTGACCATCCAGAAGTCTTTCGTGGCGACTGTCGGCGGCGGCGTCCGTCACCCGCCCATCGGCATTCCCTTCGAGGAGCGTCCGCCACTGCCCGGACACTACTTCATCGGGTTCCTCGAGTCGGAGGAAGGAGACGCGGGAAATTTCGAGGAGTTCACCGATCAGGAGCGCATCGTCCGATATACGACCTCCATCCGGGTCCCAGCGACCCTCCAGCTCGATCCTGAGGGGGAGCGTCCCTCTGTCCAGATCGACTTCACCTCATTCGGTCTCAAGTTCTCAGACGAGAACTTCCACCTGGTCGATGACCCCGATGAGATGGAGCGCATCTTCGGGAAGCGTACGAGGTGACGGGACCTGCCTGTCCTAGTCCTCTGAGGACGATCGTCTCCCATAATCGGAGTCACTCCTGTTCACTCTGGATGAAATGTCAGCTTCCTCCCCAGTTATCACGATAGAAGGAGTCAAAGATGCCCGTACTGCCAGCCGCCGTTTGGAACGGAAACAGGTTCAGCTCTCTCTCGGGAAGTCTGGTCCAGGTCACCGGATCGGTCACCCCGCAATTGGCACTTCCTGCGAACAACCTGAGGGTCGGCGTGTATTTCTACAACGACAGCAATTCGACAGTCAGCCTGGCGGCCGGTTTCACGGCCGACACGTCTCGTTGCACGATCAGGATCCCGGCCAGCTCATCCCTGCAGGTCCCACTGCCGCCCTACTGGGGTCCCTGGGCCGCCATCTGGCAGACATCTCCGACGACAGGAAACCTGCTGGTGACGGAGTTCGTCTGAGTGAGACCCTACGGATCTTCGAGATCTGAACGGGGTCGTGCACGTTGCAGGTGCTGTCCTGACAAGTCGAGTCGGGGTCGAGGGAGGGAGCGCCGCGCGCGGCGCCGTCCCGATCGTGTCATCGATTCGGAGTACTGATCGTCTACGGCTATGGTCTCAATTCCGTGAGATGCAGACAAAATGATGAGACATGCCCTACGTAGTTTCAAGGGACACATTCGAAATGGACACTCTTGACATCCTGATGGGAGAAACTGAAAATGGCTGAGACACTGGAAACCGCGCAGCTCTTGGCCAACACGTACGAGCCCAAGAGGAAGTTCCGCTGGTTGCTGCAGATCGAGGGACTCGACGCGTTCGTCATGAAGACGGCTGCCCGGCCTCAGGCGACCTTCGAAGAGACTGTCATCGACTACATCAATGCGAAGAGGTACGTCTCCGGAAAGATGACGTGGAGTCCCGTCGCTGTCACGATGCACGATCCGATCGCCCCATCGGCCGCACAGAAGATCATGGAGTGGCTCAGGCTGAACTACGAGCCCCTCACGGGTCGCATGGGATATGCCACCTTCTACAAGAAGGACATCACGCTCAAGCTGCTCGATCCGCAGGGGACCGTGGTTGAGCTCTGGGATCTCACGGGAGCCTGGGCCCAGGACATCAACTGGGGAGACCTCGACTATGCGACGTCAGACAACGCCGAGATCTCTTTCACGATGCGCTTCGACAACGCGACTCTCCAGTTCTGATCCACATGTTCTCCCTGAAAGAAGCGTTCGTCTTCGAACGCACGCCCGCTGGGACGACAGGTCCGAAGATCCAAGCAGTGATCGACAGGATCTCAAGCATGAATGATGGGGACTGGATCGGAGATACCGACGACGCTCGCGAGCTCATCATGGGACTCATCGATCAGGCGGGATTCTCCCTCCAGGAGCAGGAGAGGTTCAGGAAATTGCTGAGATTCAAGGATCCGGCAGAGGAGAGATGAGATGATCCGTAACTTGATCGCCCTGTTCATCTTTGCGACGATCGCATGTGGGACGCCTGCGATCGACGACATCGGTAAGTCGATGCAGGCATTTGTCTCGAATCCCGTCTTCAATCCAGAAGATGGGTTCAATGAGCCCTTCCTCTGCAGTGGGCTGTTCGGTCCGTACGATCCGTTCTCTGTCGGACAGGGATATCCTGTCCACGGTTGGTGTGCCTGGCAACCGCGCGCGGGATTCACGACGGTCGGTCTCTCGGACTGCGTCGGCATCCCACCTGTCGGGACCGTCGACATCTGGTCGGGCACGAACTTCACCGGAGCGTGCGCCCGGGTGAACGGTGCCTCTGTCTGGGACTGGCCTCATGTCGCGGTCAACGGCTGGAATGCGGTCAGGATGTTCAAGACCGATCCTGTCTGGACGAGCATCAAGAGCTTTGAGTTGGGGACTTCGTCCACATCGGCCATGCTCTTTCTCTTCTACATGGATCTGACGTCCGACGATCCTCGTCATGCCAATCCGACTGGCGGACCGTACGACGTGGGAAACTCATTCTTCTGTGCAGGTCACACGGGCAGTGCCGCCGAACATCGACAGTTCTGTGGGATCTCGCACCTAGGAATCTATTCCGCCTCTGGGTGGACGGACACCAAGCGCATCTCGGCCTTCGAAGTTATCCCTGAGTGAAAGGAATCAGACATGACGACATTGAAAGAAGTGTTCACGAGAAGGCGGAAGTTGGAAGAGGCTTCCGGATCGGTCTGCGCCAACTGCGGCGGACCGCTGCAGCCCGACGGACGGGTCGAGGAAGGTCCCGATGATTCGATGGACTCTCTCAAGAGCCTCAAGGGTGCCAAGAAGTACGCGGGCAACATCCATCCGGCCGACAAGGAGAAGCTCAAGTCGGCCAAGGGTTCTGGAGATGATCCGACCGAGGAACAGGATCCGGAGCACGATCAGTACTACTCTGAGCTCGGTCGTTTCACGTTCGCTGGTCGGATGGCCAAGAGCGCCAAGGATTCTGAGGACAAACACCACTGGAACGAGCGTCGTGGAGCCCTCGCGAAAGAGGTCGATCTCCTCGCTCAGAAGTTCGGACTTCCGACCGTCAAGCAGATCCACGCCGATCAGGATTGAGGAATGACATCATGGACCTGAACACGATCCTGAACTCTATCTCTGCGCTGTCTGCCGCGATCGTCGCCGCCGATGTCTATCTCCAGAAGACGTCGCTCATTCCGTCGAAATATCTCGCGGTGGCCACGGGCATCGCGACCCTCTTCGGAGCGATCGGAGCCGTGGCCCTCAAGGTCTCTGCCTCCCCTCATCCGTTGCTGGGACCGAGTCCTCCGATCATCAAGCCGGTGGCATCTGTCACCAACCTGGTCATCGCGCCCAAGTGAGGACATAGGTTAGATCATGAAAGCTTCAGATGAGAGTATGATCGCGAACTCTTCCCATTGTCACTCGGCTTGAGGCCGAGCACGTAGCCCACTACTGCATCGTGCGGGCGGACCTGCCCCACGGTTTTCAGGCAGCCCAGCTGATCCACGCGGCTGGAGAGAGCAGTCCGGGAGACCTTGCCGACGGCACCTTTGCCATCGCTCTCCATGCTCGAGACGAGGACCATCTTCGAGACATCTCTCGTGACCTCGTGTCGAAAGGGGTCGACCATCGACTGATCGTCGAGAATGATGGGAGGTATGCCGGTCAGGCCATGTCCATCGGAGTCTGTCCTGCACCTCGCTCAAGTGTGAGGGGGCACTTCTTGGACCTGCCTCTTGTGAGATGAATTTTCGGGCGGGTAGCTGAACGTCAGCGCCCAGGAAACTACGGAGATGCCGGTTCGACGCCGGCCCCGCCCACTGGCCCGTTAGTCTAATTGGACCCAATCGAGCGATGAATCGAGAAACTAGTGTCTCATCATTGTCTCGAGGAAGGTACCTGAGAGAGCGTCGATTTCAATCTGTCGAGATCACCTAGGAAGGATCATCGATCCAATGTTCACGTCCTCTCAGGATAAGACACACGTGAGAGTTCTCACGAAAGTTCCAGGTTCGAGTCCTGGACGGGTCACCAAGCGCGCGCCTGTAGCTCAGTGATAGAGCGATCGGAGTAATGATCCGGTGGTCGGGGGTCTGATTCCCTCCAGGCGCTCCTTCTCATTTTATTCCCTGACACTACTTACCTGAAGTCCCAAAGGAGAATCGATTGGAACAGCAGAAGGTCAGCCTCAGCACGTCATCACCTGAGCCGGTCCCCACTCCCGGTCCCGGAGACCTCGGATATGTCCCTCCGACCTCGCTGGTGCCACTCCCCAGTCAGGGGAAGGTATATCCACCTGACTCCCCGGCAGGGGGCGCCGAGAGCGTCGAGATCAGGTCCATGACGGCGAAGGATGAGGACATCCTCACGTCCAGCGCCCTGCTGAAGCAGGGACGAGCGATCGGTTCCCTCCTGAGGAGCTGCCTGGTCAACAAGGCGATCGACTCCGAGTCACTGATCGTCGGCGACCGTAACGCGATCCTCGTCGCCATCCGCATCACGGGATACGGTCCAGAGTATCGGATCCCGGTCACCTGCGGACAGTGCGACGCGGTCTCCAAGGACTACCAGTTCAACCTCTCCGATCTCGAGATCACACGGTTGGGTCAGGAGCCGATCACTCCGGGGCAGAACCTGTTCGCTCACACCTCTCCCTCGGGACAGAAGGTGGTCTTCAAGCTCCTCACGGGGAACGATGAGCGCGAGCTCTCCCAGGTGATGGACAAGATCCGACGCTCCGGGGCGGTCGAGGGCGCGGTCACCCAGCGCCTCATCGCCAGCGTCGTCTCGATCAATGGAGAGACGAACAGGGACCGGCTCGCCCAGGCCATCAGGAACATGTCTGCCCGGGACGCCCGTGACCTCCGCACGAAGATCAAGGACATCACGCCTGGCATCAAGATGAACCAGGAGTTCGTCTGCCCATCCTGCTCCGAGTCCTCGGAGGTGGACGTGCCCATGGGCCCTGAGTTCTTTTGGCCTTCCAGGTAAGGAGTTCATCTACGAACAGATCTGGGAGGTCGTCAAGTGCGGGGTCTCATACTCGGAGGCCTGGGACATGCCAGTCGCTGTCCGACGCTGGTGGATCCTCAGACACAATCGGGAGCAGTCCAACTCTGCCGTCGAGGCACGTCCGAATAGGGTTCCTGACTGGGTGAAGGGCAGAAAGCCTACCCCTGACACCAGATAACATATATGGCCCACCTACCCTCAAAAGCGGACCTGCGGGCCATCGACTCGTATCTCGGAGACATCACGACCAAGCTCGATAAGATCAGCAAGGTCAACACGTCCTGGTCGGCCGAGATATCCAGCGTCAACTCCCAGTACAACGACATCACGAACCAGATGGACGCGATCGCCTCTGCGGCGAAGAAGAGCGGCGGTTACACCAGCGCTCAGATCAACCAGCTGCGGGACCTGAACAAGGAGATCTCTCGTCTCCCGGGAAAGTGGAACGTCGTCTCCAGGTTCGTCGGGAAGAACATGGTCGCGGCCTTCGACAAGCTCGGAAAATCGATGCTGAGCGTCGGCCTGGGAACGTTCGACTCGGGCATCCACAACCTGGACCTCGGACTGCGGAAGGTCTGGGAGCTCTCCGAGAGGTGGACCCGGGCCCTCGGCGCGCTCAACATGCGCATCGGATCCCTCAGTCCGAACATGAAGGGATTCACCCGAGAGGCGATCCGGTGGGAGGGACAGATCCGGGGTCTCACAGACAACTTCGGTCAGGGCCTCGAGATGGCCCAGGAGTTCGTCGAGGGATTCGGTCGGATCCTTCCGGAGAACGAGCTTAAGAAGTGGGGAAAGCTCGGACTCGGGATCTCTCGAGGACTGGGGCTCGGCGGGGACGCCGCCGGCGCATTCCTCAAGTCGATGTACCAGCTCAATGAGACCGCCGATGAGACCTCGGACGCGTTCGGGGAGATCTTCGCGGGAGCGAAGTCGGCCAACATCTCCGTCAACCAGTTCTCGAAGGAGGTCGTCGAGAGTCGGGACCACGTCATCTCCTTTGGGAAGGAGGGCCAGCGGGTCTGGCTCCAGTCGGCCGCGTTCGTCAAGAAGTTGGGCGTGAGTCTCAAGTCTCTCGAGGCCTTCACGCACGCCACCGACACGTTCGACGCCACCACCCAGTCTGTCGCCAAGCTGAACACGGTCTTCGGGACGACCATCGACTCGCTGGATCTCATGCTCAAGCAGGATCCGGGCGAGCGCTTTGAGATCGTCCGTCAGCAGCTCCTCTCCCAGGGAAAGAGCTTCGATCAGATCTCTCGTCAGGAGCGGGAGCTGATCGGGGAGACCCTCCACCTCACCCAGGAGGAGGTGGCGGGCATGCTCAAGTCAGGGCAGACGCTGGAGGAGTTCCGTGCCCAGCAGGAGCAGGCGAAGGCCAAGCAGGCCAAGAGCGAGGTCCTGATCCGGAAGGAGATGGCCGCGACCGCCCAGACCATGTTCGCCTTCGGAGCCGCCTGGGATCGGATCACGCGATCGATCACGAAGCTGATCCGACCCTTCACTGATGTCCTCGGTCTGACCCGCGCCGGCGGGAAGGAGTCGAAGAGCTTCGGTCAGGTCATGGGCGCCGTCTTCGGTCGTCTCGAGAAGTTCATCGATGACGTGGCCAGCAATCCCGAGTGGAAGGGATTCATGAAGAAGCTCGCGAAGGACGCGACAGACCTCTTCCACCGCATCAGCGCCTTCGCACAGGGAAAGGAGCTCCAGTCGTGGCTGAAGTCCGCCGTGACAGGCGCCCAGGATTTCTACCGCTCTCTCAAGGACATCGGGGCGACCGCGGTCAGCGTGGGCGAGAAGCTCCTGCCAGTGTTGAAGTTCACGCTGGAACACAGTCAGGCGATCCTCGCGGCCTGGCTCGGGATCAAGGGTGCGATCGGGGTGGCCAACGTGGCGGGTGGCATGGGATCCGCCTTCGGTGCCCTGGGAAAGATCGGGGCAGGTGCCGCCACCTCGGCGGGCGCGCCCGCCGCGGCGACGGTGGCGGGTGGGGCTGGGACAGCCGCGGTCGGTGGAGCCACTGCCGTGACGATCGGTGCCGTCGTCACCGCCGCCGCCGTCGGTCTCGCTGCTGGCTACGGTCTGGGAGTGCTGCTCGACGCGATCGGGAAGCACTTCGGATCGAAGAACTTCTACGAGATGATCACCGAGACGGGAGACGAGCGCAAGGAGAGGATGCGCAAGGAGGCGAAGATCGAGCATCTCGCCAACCAGCCGGCGGCCCACTTCAGGAAGCTGGGCGAAGATGACGTCGATGAGAATGGGACCCCCGACTGGATGAGGCTGAAGGATCCCAAGGCCGAGGCCCTGCGCCTCAAGAAGATGGAGATGGAACGCTATCGTCTCGAGAAGGGGAAGGAGGCCGAGGTCGAGATCGAGAAGCACCTCAAGAAGAGGCTGAAGAACGAGAGCGAGTACGATCGCAAGCTCTTCCAGCTGCGCCTGCAGGACTACCTGCGCGCCAAGTCCGTCGAGCTGGGATATGCGGGAGACATCGACAAGGACCTCGAGGACGCCGTCTCTAGGACGGGAGAGGCGGTCTTCGACTCGGCCAAGAGCATCAGGAAGCTCATGTCAGGACTCATCACTCACATGACCAACGAGCCGCACATGGCTGCCGGCGGGATCGTCACCGGCCCCACTCATGCCCTGATCGGAGAGTCTGGACCGGAGGCGGTCGTCCCGCTCCGGTCATCGGCCGGTTCACACGTGCAGAGTCCCGTCGCCGCCATCCGTCGTCTCACCCAGGCCCTGGGAGACGGTCCGACCACCCGTGGACCTGTCCGAGGAGGCAGACCCGAGGCCATGAAGTTGATCGCAGGTGACGTGTACCTCGATGGGAAGATGGTCGGTCGTCACATCGTCAGGCAGATGCTCTCCCAGGAGACGTGATGGCCACCATCGGTCAGTTCATCCAGTCCACCCCGTCCCAGCCGCATGGCCTCTCATCTCGAGACATAGACCCGCAGAACGACGTCCTGTCCGCACTCAGGTCGACAGATCGGGCCATCGTCGATCTCTTCAAGCACCTGGACGCCGGCGATCGATATTCTGCCATCGCGACCGGACCGGGAATGCTGGCTGCCGATCCTGAGCTCTATGCGCGACAACTCGCTCGGATGGGATCGGCCCTGGGGACGTCGGGTCTCGCGCTATTCGCCGCTGAACAGCTGGGACTGTTCGTCCTCAATCGACACGGGAAGATCTGGAACCCGGCGACGCTCGCGCCGCCGCCCATCGCCCAGAACTTCATCCCGGCCGCTCTCGATGTCCTGACAGGAACCCCGCAGGTCCTGACCGGATTCGACGACTCACTCGGGACCTCAGACATCACTGCCCGTCCAGGATTCTTCGAGGTCAATCACGGTCCGGGTGCCGACGATCGGCAGCTCGCCCTGGCCCAGGGAAACTATGACGAGTTCCGGGTGGTGCACTATCCGCCGTTCGTCCAGGCAGCGATCGGGGTCGGATCCACCGGACCGCAGAACATCGCCCGAGACTTCGGCGGGCGCCTGGTGGGAGCCAGGAGCCAGGACACCTCGCTCGTCGACGATCTCGTCAAGGGATCTGACGGGATCCCGAAACCCATCGTCCAGGCCGCCCTCGAGTTACGCAACAAGTATTTCCCGGGACAGGACAGCCTGGCCGACGGCGCGGTGTTTCCAGAGCACGCCGTCGCTCCCATCTCGATGCTCGTCGATGATGCCCTCGACGGGACGAACAAGAGCGGACACATGGTGCCCGTCGCCGGAGTCACCCGTTACGTGTACCGATCATCGAAGGGAGCCGCGCCGGGGGCTGACGGTCCGCAGCCGACCGCGGGACTCGTCTCATCTGCCGCGGCGTTCTCCGCGGACCGGATCCAGTTGCCGACCGGAGAGTGGAGGCCGGAGACGGGAGAGGCCCAGCGGGCGAGCTCGATCGGGACATCGAAGCTGGAGGTCTCGGCCTTCCCGGGTGGGATCATACCTGTCAGGTTCGCCGCAGACAACGCGAACGGGTTCATCGTCACCACCGCCGGACAGTCACCGACCGACGTGATCGATGATGACACGGCGTACATGCCGCTCTCGTTCACAGACCTCCGTCCAGCCGATGGGTCCTTTCGCACCGTCTACTTCAGGCCGTTCATCACCGATCTCCATGAGAGCTTCGCTCCGGAGTGGAACAAGCAGGGATTCTTCGGTCGCACGGATCCTGTCGCGACCTACACCAGCACTAACCGATCCGTGACGCTGGGATTCAAGCTCGTCGCGTTCTCTCCTGAGGATGTCGAGGTCATCTATCAGAAATTGGGCTGGCTGACGTCGATGGTCTATCCAGAGTACGATCAGGAGCTGCTCTATCTCTCGGGACCCGTCGTCAGGCTGCGAGTGGGAGATGTCATCAATGCCCTCGGTCCGGAGGGTGCCCGTGGACTGCCGGGGATCATCGAGTCTCTCGAGTTCGACTACTCGGAGTCTCCCTGGGAACTGCGGCCGGGGCTCAAGGTCCCCCGGCACGTCTCTGTCTCTCTCTCCTTCCTGGTGCTGCACGATCGACCGATCGGTCGGGGTGCTGCTGGAAAGTTCGGTGGACTGGGCACCATCAAGGATGGAAAGTTCATTCCGCCGAGTCGCTCCAATCCTCCGTCCGCCGGCTCGAATGACAGCACTCCCTTCCCGGAGGTCATCAACGGCATGGACTCGTTCCGATCCCTGGGGGTCAGCGACACTGACTCGATGAATGACTACGATCAGCTGCGTAATTCTGGAGATCCGGCCAGGCACTGATCGTGATGACCATTTAATGGGGTTCTGACAGAATGGCGAAGAGCAGGTACAGCGGCACTCCGATCATAGACAATCACCACTTCGCACCGTGGAGGTTGCCGATCCGATCCATGGGACTGAAGGGGAATGACCTGCTCTCTGGAGTCCAGACGGTCGATTATGTCGTCCGTGTCGGAGATCGCATCGATCAATTGGCGTCCCGGTTCCTCCACGATGAGTCGTACTGGTGGGTGATCGCCCTCGTGAACGACATCAGCTATCCGTTCGCGTCCGGAGGGTTCTCTGCGGGAGTGACCCTGCACATCCCGGTCAACGTGAACGACGTCCTGGGAAAGATCCTGCCCTGATCCCATGCCACAGTTTGATGATCTGCCGGCTACGAGCCGCCCGTTTCTCTCCATCAGTCAGGACGTGATCGACGTCCTGGAGTCGGTCACGGCAGCTGAGAAGGCGCAGGCCGTGCCGCTCATGCGCATCTGGAGGATCGATCCGAGGACGGGAGATCCGGTCCACGGAAGGGACGGAGTGCCCAGCGCACCGCTGTCAAACAAGATGGTCGAGCCGCCGATGTTCGGGGCCACCCTCGACTCACCTGAGATCAGGTTCCGTGAGCGGCCACCGGTCTCCATGGAGCGCGTTTCCATACGCTCAGAGGCCCCCCGGGGTGTGATCACGTATCGCACTGTTGAGCTCACGTTTGTCATACACAGGCCTGACGTGCTCTTCGGAGAGATCGATCGGGACGCGGACAATTGGTCCGACCTATTGATCCCGGGAAATGTCTTCGCTCTTGAGTACGGGTGGCGCGCGTCCCGCGGCGTGAAGAACGAGCTGCTGAACGGTGAGGGTTTCTCCGATCCACATCCGAGTCCGCCTGTCGTCGTGCCAGCCGTCTCTCGCATCAGGTTCGCCGTCACCAACTACACATTTCACATCTCTCCTGACAATCAGATCTCGATCTCGGTCTCCGCGTACGAGGACGGTGAGTTCAACCTCAGGCAGGCTGTTCTCGGCGCCTCGGCTGTCCGGGCTCGTGTCGCGAATGCCCCACCTCGAATCCTCATCTCACCGGCCACCGAGGCGTACAACGAGGACGGTCTACGGGTGGTGGAGTCGCTCCAGAAGATGGTGGGAGAGGACCTCAGGTCCCGAGCAGACAAGCGCGGTAATGTCCTGTTCAGGGACGTGTGCGACGTGCTGTTCGCTCGGACGATCGATGATACCTACCGTGAGCTGGGATACAATCCTCCCACGCTCTGGCTGGGATTTTTCAATGAGCGCGCGGGGCGACCCGCCCCGAAGTTCACATCAACTGACATGTCCGGGAGACCGCTGGGAGACTTTTCGATCCCTCTTCGCATGGTGGAGACCGTCTTCTCCAATCTCCTGAAGACGGGAGACCAGTTGACACTGTACAACTTCATCAACCCGTTCCTGACATTCTTTCGAGATCCTCGTAATTGGGATCGCTCCCAGGCCCGGATCGACAAAGATGGATCACAGCGCCACACTATCCCGCAGGTCGCCATCAGGTCGATCATCAACGGGAAGACGGTCGCCGTCTACATCTTCGACATCGAGCGTGAGTTCACGAAGTTTGCCGAGAGCGATCGCATGACGAACGAGGAGCTGCTCGGGGGACCCGCCACCCGAGAGCGGGTGAGGTCTGTCCTCAGGCAGAGGGGCATACCGCTCATCACGTTCCAACGGGGACTGTCATACATCGAGACATCGAGCTTCGATGTCATGAACGACGATCAGATCAAGTCCATCCTCATGAGGCGCTACCTGCAACCGACTCGCAGCGACGTTCTTGACATCAGCAAGCGTCTCAAGCTCGACCGGGCGGTCGATCCTAGGCAGATCCTCTACTCGAGTGCCATCCAGGGAGAGATCACGATGCTGGGCAATTTTGCCCTAGACGTGTTCGGTCTTGTCTGGTTGGAGTTCGGAGTGAGCGCCTGGGACGGACCGTTCTACGTCATGAGTCGAGAGGACGTCATCTCTCCGGGATCTTTTACGACGAAGGTTGGCTTCAGGTCCGCGGGCACCGATCCGCTGGGGACCCAGGGCAGGATCGATAAAGACGCGTTGGTCGCTCAAGACAAGGCGACGATCGTCAATCGTTCCAAGAAACCCGGAAGGCGTGCACCTCCGGGTTCTCAGTGATATAATCTGCCCATGACCCAGGAAGAGATTGAATCGAATGTCGGATTTTCACTCGCAGTCAAATCTTTTCTTCTAGAGGATCTTTGCAGTCGTTGGAAGTGCATGCTCTGTGAAGAGGTCTATCTCTTCAAGATCGCTGTCTCTATCGGAAATGTCTGTTGCGGAAACTGCGGAATGGCCTGTCTTCGTCCGCAGCGCCTCCTGCTCGGTCCCATCTCTTGACATCGTCGAATGAGGTCTCGTTCATCGAGTTGATGAGCGATGAATCGGGGACATTTGTCCTCGGCGTCATCATGGGAGATGAGCACAGGACCGTGGTCTGCAAGGATGAGAATGTCGCCCGTCTGAAACTCGATGTGGCGCGTTCGCTGTCGGCGAGCACGGTGTTCACCCCTGATGCTCGACCCTTCATCGAGATGGGAGTGGAATTTCCCGCAGGACTCATCGACCTGCGTGTCCCGTACGGGAAGAGACTCTTGACCCGATCTCGGGAAGGTGGGGACATCGAACTGATCTCTCGTCTGAAGTTTTTGGACTCTCTCATCGATTCTGAGCGACGCGCGCGTCGACTGGCCAAGATCGATAACTCACGTCACTCCCTGTTTCGTGGACTCGATCATCTCTTGCACGAGTGGTTGAGTATCAGGTCTCGACTGTTCCGTGAACTGGGTCAGCGGACTCCCGCTCACATGCTGGGTCGGGATCGTCTCGATGTCGTCAGGGCCTTATATAGGATCGAGAGGTCAGGAATACAGAGAGACTCAGATGTTGTCAAATTTGAGCTCGATCCATACATGGGAAAGACTGGGCGCTTCCGTGTCTCGTCAGGATTCAACTGCATGGCCATTCCCCATGGGGATGAACGTCGGAAGATCGTCAGTCGTTTTTCAGGAGGGATGATCTGTTCGTTCGATTTTAATGCGATCGATTACAGGCGCATCGTCTCATCGACGGAAGATGCGCGTTTTATCCATCTCTACGATGGAGCTAACGATTTTCATGAGCGAACCTGTCAGATCCTGCGAGGGTATCCTGATGATCCGTGGAGCTCCTCTGGTGAGCATCCCTCTCCGTTGCTCAGAAAGATCGTCAAGCAGGCGACGTACACCTCTGTCTATGGAGGGAGTGAGCAGACGTTGGCGAAGCAGCTGGGCATAGATCAAGATCGTTGTCACGGGTTGGTGGAGAGCCTGGGAAAGGTCATGGCTCCCATCCACGACTTTCGAAATAGACTCTATCAGCATTACCTTGATCATGGCAGCGTCACCCTTCCCACGGGACGCCTAATAGAGATTCTACCAGACGCGCATCCTGGCAAGGTCCTGGGACTCTACGCTCAGAGCTATAGTTCATGGGTTTTTGAGCGGGCGCTCGTGTGGGTCGATAGGAACATTGATGTGATCGCTCCGCGCAGTGTCCCCATATTTCCAGTGCATGATGAGCTCGTCTTTGACTTTCATCCCGACGAGATAGGACAGATCGATGAGATCGCACGGGGGATGGAGTGTCCGGATCACGATTCTGGACAGATGAGATCGGTCGTGAAAGTGAAGAAAGGGAAAAACTATGACGAAACAGGTTAGCGCCGAAGAGTTGCAGAAGACCATGGACTCGATCATGAAGCTCGTGTCACGACTTCCGTCTCCTCGAAAAGAGAAGGTTCGTGAGATGCTCGATGGTCCTGTCGGAGAGCAGTACTTCCTGGCTCCTGCCTCGTCTCGAGAGGACTATCACAATTGCTTTCCGGGGGGGCTGGCAGCGCACTCCCTGTCGGTCGTCAATAACTTGAAGCGAATCTCGGACGTGCTTGCTCCTGACCAGTACTCGAATTCCACGATCATCTTCGTGGGACTCTTTCACGATCTCGGAAAAGTGGGTGACGGTGTCGTTCCGAATTACGTGCCCAATCCGAACGAGTACGGTCGTCGTCGGGGATTCCTCTACGAAATCAACAAGGAGTGTGCCTATGCGCCGAACGCTGAGCGAGGACTCTACTTGCTTCAGAAACACGGGATCGAGGTCTCCATGGAAGAGTGGGCTGCCATTCGAGTGAGCGATGGACAATATGTCGAAGAAAACCGGTCATTTGCGATGCGTGAGCCCGATCTCGGCATCCTCCTTCACTTCGCCGATCTATGGACGACGAGGAGAGAAAAAACGTCCAATGAGACCGATCCGAATGTCGACCATAGTTAGATGATGACACGCCTGTCTCGGGGAGCGAATCGATGAAAGTCAGACGATCTCGGTTGAAAGAGATGGTGCGTGAGGAGCTCCTGCAATTTGTGCGTGAGGAGCTGGTCCGTCGTAAACTCATCGAGGCTCCTTCTGTCGATGACGGGGACAAGGACAAGAAGAGGAAGGAAGATCCTGAGGGTGGCGGTCGAGGTGAGAAGAAGAAGCTGACTCCCAGTCCTGGACAGGGATCTGACAAGTCAGATCCTCCCAGCGGAAAAAAGAAGGAACCCGCTGAACCTCCGGTCGAGGATGATCCCGAGAGCGACAAGACGGGTCCTGAGGCGGAATCGGACGCGGAGGATGAGGCTCGGAGTGACATCTCGGACGAGATCACTGGAAAGACCGTCCAGAGCATCACGATGGAACCCAAGAGCAAGCTGATGCCAGGCGCGCAGGAGATCGTGCTGACGTTCAATGAGATCACCGACCCACTGCGCATCATCCTGACGAAGAGCGGTCGGACGGCTTTCTACTTCCGTGGAATGCATAACACGCTCTGATCCTTTCTCCATGCCATATTCCAGCAAGAAACAAGCCGCCTTCATGCACATCCACCACCCGCGGATCGCGGCGAAGTGGGATCGTGAGGGTTCGAAGGTCGAGGAGATGCCACACTTCTCAGATGGAGAGTCGGGAGATGGTTCTGACCTCCAGGTCGAGAAGTGGCCCATCTCTTCCGATGAGAAGAAGGCTGTCATGAACCTGATCAAGACCACCGACGTCGCGGGCGATCTCGGCCGCGGCGCCTGGCAGATATTCGGAAAGGATGGGACGACCCGGAGAGGCGGTGCAGAAGATGTCAAGAACATGCCCGTGCTGCCCTCTGTCTGGAAGAAGTTCTACGTGCATGAGACGGTGGACTATCCGAGCAGTGAGTGCTTCGAGCCTCAGGACTCGGATTTCCTACAGCTGATAGCGTCGATCATCGGTGACGGAGGGATCGATTTTGATCCGTCCTCCGATGATGAGGATGAGTCAGATGACGATGCTGACGACGAGATCTTTTTCGGAGGAGATGAAGATGGAAACTGAAGCAGTGACACAGGCACCCTCAGTCAACCTCCTGTTGCCCATCCTCCTGGGACTTTCTGTCGCCTTCGTCGAGCTTGCCAAGGGCTGCATCAGGCTCATCATGCGAAAGAGGGCACACAAGGAAGGTGGACCGACCATCCTGGCCCACTTCTCTCCTGAGATCGAGGAGCGTCTCACGGGAATCTGCGAGGGGATCAAGACGACGATCGAGCTCTGTCGTCAGACCCGAGATGACGTCAAGGACATCCGGACGATCGTCGATCGTCGAGATCCTGAGGGACAGCTACTGATCTACCGTCGCGCGAATACCGCGACTCCGATGCATCTGAGCGTGATCCCATAATCGTCGCTGACGGAGGACATAGATACCTCCCACATGGATCACATTCACGAGCTCGTCCGAGACACGTTCATGTCCATGGGCGTGCCCCAGGGAGGCCCACGGAACAGGGGCATCCCGGGATATCCGCTGCCTCCCGGATCTCGTAAGCCACTTCCAGATCGTCTTCCCCACCTTGATGACCTGGGTGACGATGAGGTCGATCGTTGGACCGAGGGACTGCGTCGCGGGACAGTCGAGATCTCTGAGAAGATCGACGGGGCCGTCCGCATGGTATTCGGGGTGGATGATGACAGGAGGCTCTGGGTGCAGTCAAAGAACTCTCCGCGTAGGTACAGTTCGCGAGAGTGGTCTCCACTGAGCTCCCACGAGTCCATCAGGCTCGCCCATGAGGCCCTGGAGTCTCGATCCGACAGGATCGTCGAATGGTTCAGGGTCCCCAAGCCGTTCGTCCAGAATGATGTTGTCTTTGGGGCGGACGTGCTGCACACTCGGATCCCGAACTCCATCCCGTACGGTCCGGAGGCCATCGTCGTCCACGGTGTGCTCATGCCAGGCGGAGTGACCCATCCCGGTCTCTCATCCCGCATCGTCATGGATCTCGATCGTTCGATCGGTGGACTTCCCGGTCCCTGGATCCTGACGCACAAGCCGGTCCTTCCCGTACACGAGGTCTTCAGGGGAAGACTCACGAGGAATTCGATGCTCGAGTCTGTCAAGGCGCTCCGATCTCACTTCGGAGGTGGACAGGTCGAGGGAGTCGTCCTGCGTGACCTGAACACGGGTGCCATGTGCAAGATCGTGGATCGAGAGTCGTTCACGGCGCTCAATCGTCGGTTGTGGTGCTGGAGGGATCGACTGGGTCGCGGCCTCACTGAGTCAGATGGACACTGGCGTCCAGGACTGATGGCACGCCTGTCATGGTCACTGCTCGAAGAGGGACTCGGTGATCGCTCTCCAAAGTCACCGTCCTTCTCCCGCGTGCTCCTGAGACTTCCTGGGCGAGGACTGCAGGAGGTCCTGGACTCCTACCTCTCATCGAAACCCCCGTCCCCAGGTGCGATCGATCGATCTCGCGCGGTCGTCGAGCAGTTTGGATGTGAGCTCAACGCGTTGCACGAGGACTGGGCGAGTTCCACCGATCGTCAGGAGTTCGATCCGATCATCAGCCAACGCACTGAGCGGGCATTCTCGGAGGCCAGCAGCCTGCTCGGTGTCTATCGCTATACCCTCGACATGATCGGAGGGTCCGGTCGATCCAGGATGGGTGAGCGGTTCATCCTGCAGGTAGCGATGGGTCCGAACAGGATCGAGAAGCTCCAGCGCTCCATCCAGGAGCGCCCCCTGCTTGAGACCAAGGCCGACCAGGTCGGAGTGACGATCGGACGCTACCAGCCGTTCACGAAGGCCCACGGTGCCCTCATGCGAAAGCTGGGGAAGAGGTTCTCCAAGGTCATCGTCTTCATCGCAGGAAATGGGAAGAGGGACGCGCGCGATCCATTCTCCATGGACCTGCGTGAGGAGATCGTCAGGAAATCATTGCCTGACATGCAGGCTCGTGTCGAGATACACCCTGCCGAGATCGACGGAAAATCCAGCGGCTACGTCCCCGGTCTCCTGGGAAACTTGATCGATCAGGGAGACAGTGTCATGAAGTCCGGGACAGCCGTGACGATCGTCGTCGGAAGCGATCGGATCTCCGACATGAGACGCATGCTCTCTCGTCCTCAAGAGCCGGGCATGTCGTTTGATCCCTCACTTGCCGTTGTCGAAGAGATGCCCGATCAGTCGACGTCAGAGGGTGGGCGTGTGTCAGCCACAGCGGTCCGCACGTCCCTCTTGGAGAACGACAAGAAGAAGGTCTCGCAGCTGATGGACCCGCACCTGGTCTCGAATTCCGACGAGTTCTCATCGATCTATAGGAGGATGCGTAAGGAGATGAAGTCGACCGTGTCTGAGATGAAGAGGAATTCACGGAAGAGGATCCAGGAAGACGACGAGTCGACATGGGATCGTATGGACAAGACCCTGGGATCGAACATCGATCGTCTCGGTCGACGGGGTGTGACCCTATCGAAGAGGACGGGGATCGGCGGCGGCGACAACGGCATGGCGTATGAGGCACAGTACAATGGAAAGTCCGTCATCCTCAAGCTGACGAAAGATCCGACTGAGGCGAGAGCGTCAAACCACATCAAGGGAAAGAACTCAAAGCACATCGTCCACATCTACGACGTGTTCAGGTTTCCTGACATCTCCGCATACGGGATCGTGGAGGAACGTCTCTCTCCGATGAGTGACGATGAGGAACGCAAGTTCTCCATCATGGACACCCTGATCGTCAAATCGGGTGCCCTTGCCAATATGAAGGAAGGCGATTGGAACGGGATCGTCAAGAAAGTGAAGAAGTACGACTCTTCCCTCCTTCCTGGGTTCCTCTCATTCGCAGAGAGGTTCCAGCTCAAGGAGATCCTGGACGAGCTGAAGGCGAATAGGATCAAGTACGATGACCTGCACTCGGGAAATGTCATGAAGAGAGGGTCAGACTACGTCGTGATCGACTTGGGTTCACGCAGTGAGTCTCCTGGATCAGAACCACCGATCGCGGAGGTAAAGTTGAAGATGAATGAAGCAGATTTTCCGAATCTGGATAAACTCGGTGGACTGGCAGGTGCGATGAAAGTCCTCGTGGCAAACTCCAAGAAGCTCAAGGACAAGAAGGGGATCTTCGTCCCCTCATTGAGACGACTCGGAAAGGGGATGATGGGCGTCGCCTACTTGATCAAGGATGGACTCGTGCTCAAGGTGACGACCGACGCCCAGGAGGCACGCACGAGCAACCTGCTCAAGGAGAAGGGCCGTGGCATGCCGAACATCGTCAAGATCTTCGACGTCTTCAGGTTCGAGCAGACTCCTGGCACGACGATGCCCGTGTACGGGACGATCCAGGAACAGCTCGAACCACTCTCTGATGATGAGGCTGATGAGTTCGATCGTCTCGTGAACTACTTCGAGGAGCCTGATGGTAAGAAGGGGACCGTCGCCGCAGAAGTGTTCTACGGATCCTTTGAGAAGATCACGGCGATGATCAGGAACAGGATCGAACGGGATGTCCGGAAGCGACGTGGACTGCCATACGCGAACATCAGGCCGGGAAACTCGCATGGAGTCGCGCCTGACGTCATGACGAAGGGAAATGCTCCCAATCTCCGAGCCAGCACGGCCAAGGCTCGTCCGAGCGCGCCCGTCGGTGGAGGTGGACCGCAGGACCAGGAGGTCGAGCGTGAAGTGGAGACGGAGACCAAGAGGGTGATGGCCCAGCTGAAGCACTTTCAGATCGACAAGATCATCCCTCAGCTCAAGCACCTCGGGATCGATTTCGGTGACTTCCACTCGGGAAATCTCATGAAGAGGGGTCCACTGTACGTGATCAACGACATCGGTCGATCTCGCAGTGGTGGCGCGGAACCACCTGTCCTCGAACGTGCCATCGAGCACATCGTCAAGGAGATGGGACCATTCACGGGGATCGGGGACTCTCACTCTGGACTGAGCGCCGGTTCATCTAGTTGGTCGTCTGCCAAGTCTCGAGTGAGAGATGACGACAGGGACGAGCCCGTCTCCTATGCGAGGTCCGTCGGAGATCCGCGCCGTCCCGGTAGGCAGGAGTGAGACAGATTCTGTTCCTTCTGCCAATCGACATATTACATAGAACGTGGGCACGTCACGCGCCTTCGTAAGCCTCTTCCTAGGAGCCTGTGAGTTAGGAGCTGCCCTCTCCGGGACAGTCGCAGGACTGTGGACTCCCAGCGAATCTGTCCTATATCATCCCACTGACATGAGGGAGGGAGAGGGCTGCGGTGAGCGTGCCTGGCGGGTCCACAATGGACTGCCTCCCATGTCTGTGGGTCACTCTGACAGCGTCGACGTACCTGAGTTGGGGCATGAGGTGAAGAGCTTGGAAGGGGAAACGCGCTTTAGGTTGGGAAACGAGAGTCGAGGATTTGTCGGAGAGATCTGTCTCTCCCTGGGAGAGCGTGGTTTTCGATCTCTGTTAAAAATAGATCAGCTCGATCGGATCAAGAGAGGCGAGATCTCATCAGGTCTCTTCTCCTGTCTGCCGGCTCCTGTTTTCGATCTCATCGATGGACTGTGCCGTCCCTCTCTCGTCCTCGCTGAGTACGTCGCCATGGTGCTCGTCCTCCCAAGAGGATGGATCATGGTCCCACGCTGTCAGTACGATCTCGCCTTCAAGTTCCATCGGATCTCTAGTGGGACCCCACGTTACGTACTTCGAGAAGAGTACGTAAAAGAGCTGATCAGATGCTCGGCAAAGGGACGGGATGGAACAGGACAACCTAATTATATGCGCCCTCGTGTGGGGCTCAGGAACAACTGATAAGTGACGACTGACAAAGGAGAAGAACGAACATGGGAATGACGATCACTGAGCTGAAGGCCAAGTTGGCAGGTCTGAACAGGCGCACGGACAAGGCCAAGGACATCTGGAAGCCGCGCGATGAGCACGACGTACGACTGCTCGCGTACCCTTTCGGTGACGAGACGTTCATCGAGCTGCACTTCCACTACGAGATCGGTGAGAACACATCGATCCTCTGCCCCAGCAAGAACTTCGGTGAAGACTGTGCCATCTGCGACTTCGCGGAAGGACTGCGCAATTGGAAGGGTCCGGATGGAGAGGACAAGCCAGAGGCGACCCGCAAGGCCGACTGGGAGCTCTTCAAGAAGATCCAGGCGAAGGCCCGCGTCTTCGTGCCCATGGTCGAACGTGCGAAGGGTCCTGACGGTAAGACTGAGGTCGTGACGGGACCCTGGTTCTGGGGTGTGACTCCCAACCAGGGAACCGAGATCCTCTCTGAGGCTCTCGATCCGGATCGCATGCAGGAGTGTGGCGTCGATCCTGGTGAGGAGGACGTCAAGAAGATCCTGACCATCCTCCTGAATCCGAAGAAGGCGTACGACCTGCACGTCAGCTTCGCGAAGCCGGGAGAGAAGGGAAATACGAAGAGCTTTCCCGCAATCAAGATCAAGGCCGGGATCAAGGCGAAGCCCATCAGCAAGGATGAGAAGTTTTCCGCAGAGATCATCTCCAAGATCAAGAACATCAAGGACGTGTACCCGGCGGTGCCCAGTTCTGAGGTCGAGAAGATGCTCAGGAAGTGGATGGGCAACGGGGAGGTTGAGGCCTCCGTGGGCGGTGGAACTGAGAAGTACAGTGGGAGCAAGGAAGGAAAGGAGCCCTCTTCCAAGAAGGCTGAGACTCACTCGAACGAGAAGGCGGCGACCGTGGGGACCCAGAGCATCGATGATGCCTTCGGAGAGTTGGCAGGAGATGATGAGTGATGGGCTCTTTCTTTCGCATTCATGACCTGAGTCCAGGACTCGATGGGCTGATCGTCGAGGGGATCAAGAGGGCGGGTGCCAACAAGATAGAGATCGACAAGATCATCAATCCTAACGCGATCTTGGGAGATCGGCAGGTGACACTGCCTGTGACTCCTGACTCTCTCTTCATCTCTGATCGGAACCTTTCTCCCTGCGACGATCCGGGCAGGAGGGAGTTCGCCTCTGACAATCCGTTCGGAAACTTCATCGACAAGTGTCAGTATGAGCGAGGAACATTGCGCGTGACTGTCAGTCACTTCGAACGAGCCCTGACGGTCGACATCAAGGACACGAGCAACTCTCCGATCAGGACTGTCCTCTGTGAGAATTTTTTCACCAGCGTGGAAGAGGTGAAAGACAGCATCAGCCACTTCTTCCAAAATCCCATCCAATACGATCCTGACGACCTCGTCTTCATGCTTCAAGAGTTGAAGAACACAGTGAGGAAGGCCTGATGAAGAAGCAGGAGGACGAGGTCCTACAGATCAGCAAGGCTCTGATCAACGCTCTCAACAAGGACACTGATGAGAAGATGGCCTGGTCGCTGGCGAGCGATGAGGACAATCCGACAGATGTCAAGGATTTCGTCGACACGGGCAGCACGCTCCTCAACTACATCATCTGTAATCGGAGGAACGGTGGTGTTCCTGTCGGGAAGATCACTGAGATCATGGGTGAGGAGGCGACTGGAAAGTCTCTCCTCGTGACCCACATTCTCGCGAACACACAGCGTAAGGGTGGTCTCGCCGTCTACATTGACGAGGAGAATGCTCTGAACCCGGAGTTCGCGCAGCGGGTCGGTCTGGATCTGAGCAGGTTGGTCTACCTCCAGTGCGGATCGGTGGAGGCGGTCGGTGAGAACATCGAGAAAGTGATCAACTTGGCCCGTGCCAAGGACGTGAAGCGAGTGATCACGATCGTGTGGGACTCCATCGCCGCGACTCCTCCACGGGCTGAGCTGGAGGGCGACTGGGATCCCAACTCCCGAGTCGGTCTGCAGGCCAAGGCGATCGCCAAGATGATGCGAAAGCTGACGAAGACGGTGGGTCGTGAGAGGGTGACGCTCGTCTTCACGAACCAGATGAAGACGAAGATCGGGGTCAGGTTCGGAGATCCCATGGGAACACCGGGTGGTAAGGCCGTCCCCTACCATGCCTCCGTGCGCGTGCGTCTCTTCAGATCGACCGAGCTCAAGTCAGTCGAGGCCGCGATCGTCGACGATGATGACGATGACAGTGAGGATGAGAAGAAGGGTAAGAAGGACAAGAAAGAGAAGAAGGAGAAGAAACGGGACGTGGTCGTGACCGGGGTGCATACTCGGGCCAAGGTCGTCAAGGGTCGACTCGGACCTCCTCTGCGTGCATGTGAGTTTGACATCCTCTTCTCGAACGGTATCGACGATGCGAACAGCATCCGAGACTATCTGCACCATCGCGGAGAGATCAAGAAGAAGACCGGATGGATGCACATGTACAAGGTTCCCATGGTCAAATCGACGGATGAGAAGGGGAACCAGACGATCGAGGTGAAAGATGATCTCCAGTTTCGTGCCGGGAAATTCAGTGAGTTCTTCACGGGAGACACCGCCTTCTACGAGCACTGCATGAACCTGCTCGACAAGCACCTAATCGTCAAGTACGATGCCAAGTCGATCCCAGATCAGGAGATCGATCCGGAGTCATTCACGGACGCTGAGGCAGTCGCTGAGATGGCAGAGTCAGCCGTCGAATCTGAAGGTTGATCGAAAATGAGATGCATGATCAGAGCCATGTTTGCGTGGCCTAAGAACATGCCTCTCAGGTCCAACGATCCGGATCATCAGTGGATCTCCATCGATCACGATGATCCGGATCATGATCGGCTATTGACATCGATCCTGAAGATATTCGATGAGAAGTCTGTGTTGGCAGTCGTGATCGATCCACCGGAGGCTGATGAGACATGAGGTTGATCCCGGGAAGCATCGTCAGGTTCACGTACAGATTTCACACGGGAGCTCCACCCGAGGAACTGACAGACGACCAGAAAGAGGTCATGATCCTCAATGCGAACTTTCAAGGAAAGGCGCATGCGATCGATCTCAAGAGATTGACCGCGGCCGAACGAGAGGTGTTGACACTCATCTTCAATCCAGAATCTAAGGGAAAGACGCATCCGATCCCGCTCGTGAACGACATCATGAGACGCATGGATCCTGTGAGGGATGTCAAGAATCCGATCTCTTTCTACTCAAAGTTTGTCAAGGTCTTCCTCAAAGACAAGGACGCGTATCGTACCTATTATCCACGCAAGATGCGTGGAATCACAGTCGTCGTCCAGTCATCAGTCCAAGGAAAGGTCACTCACGTCTCCAACGCACGCCCCCTTTTCCACAGGGTCGAGAGCAAGCCGGGACAGCGGGCCTCAGTTCCGTCTCAGAAGACTGAACCTTCGTCGAAGGTACCAAACAGGTTGGAGCTTTTGAAGCAGAGACATGCTGCCCTAAAATCGAAACCAGAGAAAAAGTGAGAATCTTTTTTCTGTGTCTGCTTGTGTTCTTGAGCGGTGCCCT